TAACGAGCGCAGTAAATGTAATGTTGCTAGATACATACCAGCGTCAGTTTCATTTTGAACAGTAAATTTACCAGTTATTGTAATAGGACTTATAGAACTATTTTTATAAAAATAAATGGCAAAATTGCTATGAGTAGGGTTACTGTTTGAATAATCTGCTTTATGTTCGTAGGATATAGCAGGTGTATATGGAAATATAACTGCTCCTAAATTTTGTAATTGCCCGTAAGGTCCAGCTGTAAATGATGTAAAATATTTTGACGGTACACGGATTTGAACACGCAAATCTTTATTAACAACTGTACCATTCTTACCTGTAACAGTTGTTTGGACTAGGTGGGGCGGTTGTGGAAGTGCTCCTTGGGGTACTCCTGGGACAGCTCTTTTTCCAAATCCCAATAAGTTAGTAGCCGCACTTGTGAGATATGATCCGACAGATTTCCCAGTATTAGATAACAACGACCCAATCGAAGTATCACCTACAATAGAGGAATTCTGATATTTAGACGCTGTGGCTTCATCTGAACTGCTAGGGTTTGTTATGGCCATAATTATTCCTTGTTAGCATATTTACCAATAAATAAACTACTAATATAATTAATCTAAACAAGTTAGAGTATTGTATTACATTACAAGGAACCTATTATGATTGGTTTAATAGAAGACATTGACTCTAATTTGAATGATTTACAAGCAAAATATAATGTGCCTCCTAGTGTCCTAATTGATATCGTTATGACTAGATTAACTAGTTTGTCAAAGAACACAAACACTAAATTAGAATATTTAAAAACATTAGAAAGAACTATAGAAGTAGTGTCTGTTTCTATTAACAAGTAAAAGAGATTGTATGTTATTCTTTTTTAAAGAAAAAAAATTAGTAATTGATGCATTTTGTAGTGTTGAACACGAACATGCGTATACGTATAATAAAATAGATTATGCTCACAAATTTTATCCGCAGTGGTGGAAAAATTTGCCGTCGGCAACTTTTAATTTTAATCAAATGACTGCTGATCTTAATATGAAATCGTGTAGGGGTCTAGTAGATCATTACCAAAAAGGGTTAATATTACCTTTATGGTCAGATTTAGCCGTATCATTAGACGGTAAAGGAATAAGATCTACAGTTAGTGATAATGTAACTCAAACTTCATTTCATTCACCTGAAATGAGAGGGGGGATTTATCCAAACGATATTAATTTTAAACTAATGTCTCCTTGGGTTCTTAAAAGTGAAAAAAACGTATATTTTAATTTTTTACCAGCATTTTGGAGTAAGGAAGATAGAGACCCATGGGAGCTTACGCCAGGAACTCTTGAATTTTATTATCAACATGGTGTTAATCTTAATCTATTTTTAGATAATAAACCTAAAAATTTTATTATTAAACAAGGTACACCTATAGGACACATTATTCCTTTAACGGAAAGAAAAATAGAATTAAAACATCATTTAGTTGATCAACAAGAATGGGATAGAATATACAAAAGAATGAGTATGGGCATATCATTTTTTAAAAAATATCAAAATCATAAAAAAATTATCGATAAACAAGAAGACAACACAGGTAAATGTCCTTTTGGATTTGGAAAATAAATAAAATTTCTAGGTTTGGTTGACATCGAAAAGATGTATGTTATACTGTATTGGTATAAGGAAAATAATAATAATATGAATATGCAAGTAACCCTTCCAAGAAAGGTAAAATATCTTAATAATAGAGACTTATTACTAGAAATACATCGTAGCAAATGCTCATACTCAAGTTTTACAAAACCTGAATATAGTCAGTATGATATAATTTTGCCGTCGTTAGACAAGGTTAACATTAGAACTATCGCAGAAGCCAAACGAGCTAGAGCAAAAAGATTAGGACTTTATGCTTTTGCCAAAGCAAGAGAAGACGGAGATAAAAAAGTTAAACTCCTTGAACTTACTCCTGACTATAAAACTATTCCTAAAACAGATATTGTCATTAGAATAATGACATTTGAACACATTCCATTAGCACCCGGTCGTAAGAAAACTGTTAAAAGTACAGCAGATGGCCATGATAAAATTAATTTCCCGCCATTTCAACATTGGAAATTTGACGATAATGATCCAGAGAAGTTAATACTTGTCGGCAAAAGTCATTGGAAAGGAAATCTTAGCACCGGTATGTTTAGTAAAGATCACGGACGCATTACAGAAAACCTCGGTAAGATGTTTATCAAGTTAAGCGAACGTTATGCTCAACGTTCAAACTGGCGTGGGTATACTTACATCGACGAAATGAAAGGACAGGCTATTTTACAGTTATCGCAAATTGGTTTACAGTTTGACGAGAGTAAATCTGAAAATCCATTTGCCTATTACACTGCGGCTGTTACAAACTCCTTTACTCGTATTTTAAATATTGAAAAGAAGAGTCAAAATATTCGAGATGATTTACTAGAAGAGAATGGATTAACTCCTAGTATGACTAGACAAAATTCTCAACTGTATGCCGAAGAAATTGCTCGTCAAGCTGAACTATATAAAAACTACAGAGCTCCAAAAAGCGAAGAAGATCCAATCGACGATGTCGAAGACGAAGATTTAAAGGCTTGACTTTATATTTTTATTTTGCTAAACTGTTTGTTAGGAGAATATTAATATGGCCTTATTTAAAAAGGTAGCTTGTTTTACTGACATTCATTTTGGTCTTAAGTCCAATTCAACTACTCATTTAAAAGACTGTGAAGAATTTGTAGACTGGTTTATTTCAAACGCCAAGGAGCAAGGGTGTGAAACTTGTATTTTCCTTGGCGATTGGAGTCACAATCGAAACAGCCTTAACTTGTTTACATTAAACAGCAGTTTAAGATGCTTAGAAAAATTAGGAGCTGCATTTGAACAGTTCTTTTGGTTTCCCGGCAACCACGATTTGTTTTATAAAGACAAGCGTGACATTCATTCCAGCGCCTTTGGTCGCCATATTCCAGGAGTTACCGTCGTAGAGGGTATAACAACTCTTGATGATGTCACCCTAGTTCCGTGGCTTGTTGGGGAAGAGTGGCGTTCGATGAAAAATGTAAACAGCCGGTATGTGTTCGGACACTTTGAACTTCCTAAGTTTTATATGAACGCCATGGTACAGATGCCAGATCACGGCGAGCTTAAAGCAGAAGACTTTAACGGCCCCGAATATATCTTTAGTGGTCACTTTCACAAAAGACAGAAGTCAGGAAATATTCATTATATCGGAAACGCATTTCCGCATAACTTTGCCGACACATGGGACGATGAACGCGGTATGATGGTGTTAGAGTGGGGCGGTGAGCCACAGTTTATTAACTGGGATAATTGCCCTAAGTATCGTAATATTAAACTTTCAGATCTTATTGATAAGAAAGAATCTATTATGAAATCAAAAATGCATTTAAAAGTTAACCTTGATATCGATATTAGTTACGAAGAAGCTAACTTTATCAAAGAAACATTTGTTAATGAATATGATATTAGAGAAATCAGTTTAGTACAAGATAAAACTAATCTAGATGGCACAATTGATGATAATCCAGATCAGAAATTTGAAAGTATCGACCACATTGTTACAGAACAATTAGTAAACATTGAGTCTGATGCGTTTAACAAAAATACCTTACTAGAAATTTATAACAATCTATAATGTTTAAAATTAATAATATCACCGTTCGTAATTTTATGAGTGTGGGCAACCAAACTCAAGCAGTTGACTTTGACAAAGAACATCTTACACTTGTACTAGGTGAGAACATCGATTTAGGTGGAGATGATACAGGCTCGCGTAATGGTACAGGTAAAACTACTATCATTAATGCGTTGAGCTATGCGTTATACGGGCAAGCGTTAACTAATATCCGTAAAGAAAATTTAATTAACAAGACCAATACCAAAGGTATGTTGGTTACTGTTGAGTTTGAAAAAGATGGTAACACATATCGCATCGAGCGAGGTCGTAAACCAAACATTCTTAAGTTGTTTGTTAATAACAGCGAATTAAAAACTGAAGAAGTCGAAGACGATGCTCAAGGCGACAGTCGAGAGACACAAAAAGCCATTGAACAAATGCTAGAAATGTCTCATACTATGTTTAAACATCTGGTAGCATTGAACACTTATACTGAACCGTTCTTATCAATGAAAGCGGCTGATCAACGAGAAGTTATTGAGCAGTTATTAGGTATCACATTATTAAGTGAAAAAGCAGAACTTCTAAAAGCAGATATTAAAACTACTAAAGATTCTATTGTACAAGAAACTGCTACTATCGAAGCTATTAAACGTGCTAATGAAAATGTACAAAAAAGCATTGACAGCCTCAATGTTAAAAGCTCTGCTTGGGAAAATAAAAAGTTACAAGATATAGAGAGTCTAGGTAAAGCTATTATGAAACTAGATTCTGTAGATATTGAAAAAGAACTACAGTTACACCAAGAACTTAAAACTTGGGAAGATAATAACAATGCGTTAAAAAGTCTTAATAAAGAAAAAGCAACATTAGAATCTGCTGCCATTCAAGGTGAAAAGACATTAAACAAATATTTGAATGAGCTGAATAAATTAAGCAGTAAACAATGTCCAGCTTGTGAACAAGACCTTCATGATCATAAACATGAAGAGATGACTTTGTCTGCTAAAAATAATCTAGCAGATGCTACAGCGTATTTAGAAAAAGTTAAAGGCGACTACGATAAGATCGTCGCTGAATTAAACTCTATTGGTGAACAACCTAAACGTCCTATTACCTTCTACGATAGTGAAGCAGAAGCATTAGGACATAAAAATAATGTAGAAAGTTTAGAAAAGAATTTAACTACCCGTATTGACGAACCAAACCCATACGAAGAACAAATCTTAGAACTTAAAAATACTGCTATTCAAGAAATTTCTTGGGATGTTATTAATGAGTTAACTACCCTTAAAGAACACCAAGAGTTTTTATACAAGTTGTTAACAAATAAAGATTCTTTTATTCGTAAAAAGATCATTGATCAAAATTTATCTTACTTAAACAAACGCCTAGGATATTACATTGACAAGCTAGGATTACCACATCGTGTTGTATTCCAAAACGATCTTAACGTAGAAATTACACAATTAGGTCAAGATTTAGATTTTGATAACTTGTCACGTGGAGAACGTAACAGATTAATCCTATCTTTGAGTTTTGCTTTCCGAGATGTATGGGAAGGTATATACCAAAGTATTAATTTGCTGTTTATTGACGAACTTGTAGACGCTGGCATGGACAGTGCTGGTGTAGAAAGTGCGTTAGCTGTCCTGAAAAAGATGGCTAGAGAACGCAATAAGAATATATACTTGATTAGCCACAAAGACGAACTTGTAGGCCGTGTAAACAACGTGTTACGAGTTATAAAAGAAAATGGTTTTACCTCTTACTCAAACGATATAGACTATGTCGAAAAATGAACTAAACAAGTATAAAGATACGTACAGTAGATTCTTAGCTACTTTGCTGGACTATCATAATCGACACACAGATTTTATTAATCGTACTAGGAGAATGTCTGCTATTGAATTACGAACACAGACTAGAGAAATACGAAAAGTAGCAAAAGAATTATATTATGATGTTTGGTCTGCTTATGAAGAGTATCATCAAAATCAAAAAGAAAGAGTAGCTGAAGAAAAAGCTGAAAAAGAAGCCAGAAAATTAAAAAGGAAAAATAATGGAAACAACAAATCAATTAAAGACAATGTTTGAAGAATTTTTAGCAGAAGATGCAAAATTCACAGCAGGTAATGCTTCCGCAGGTACTCGCAGTCGTAAGGCACTAGCTGAAATTGGAAAATTAGTTAAAGCTCGCCGCAACGAAATTACAGCAGAAAAAAATGCTCGAAAAGAAGCTAAAGCAGGCAAATAATGAAAATATCACCTAAATATACAAATGTCAGTTGTAAAATCTGTGACGGAAATACTTCTGTCTTAGGAGTTTGCGACTTTAATAAAAGTTGTGAAGGTGATAAAGTTAAAAATAAACTGCCTCCTATAGGGTACGCAGTTTATTATCATCAATGTAACAACTGTAAATTTATTTTTACAGTAGATTTTGATGATTGGTCAGTTGACGATTACTTAGAAAACATCTACAATGATGAGTATACTATTGTAGACCCTGAATATACCGAAGTTCGTCCTAAAAATTTAGTTAATTGGTTCTTACCTTTGTTAGGTGGAAACAAAGATATTAGTGTATTAGACTACGGTGCTGGTAGTGCTGTATTTGGTAAAGAACTATCTAAATTAGGATGGAAATGTGAATCTTGGGATCCTATGTGGAAACAAGATCCTACTTTTGATAAAGGAACTACGTTTGATGTTGTAACAGCATTTGAGGTATTAGAGCATACTCCTTCTCCTTATGAAACAGCAAAAGAAATTATTAATTTTGTTGATCAAGAGTCAGGGCAGTTAGTTATTCAAACCTTATCTAATGACATCATAGGCACAGAAGGACTAAATTATTGGTATATAGCACCGCGTAATGGACACGTATGTATGCACAGTAATCGTAGTTTAGATATTATGTTTGACAAATTAGGTATGACTGTAGATCATCTTGCTCCCAATACGCATGTTGCGTCTTGGAAAGATGAATGACTTGGACATATCAAAATATAGAAGTTACTGAATTGCCGGAAGATTGTGTAGGGTTTGTTTATCTAATCACTAACACAATCACTGGCAGGAAGTACATAGGAAAAAAGTTAGCAAAATTTAGTAAAACGACCTACAAAACTGTAAAGTTAAAGAACGGCACCAAGAAGAAAAAGAAAATTCGAAGCAAAATTGACAGTGACTGGCAGGAATATTACGGGTCCAGTCCTAATTTAACAGCAGACATCAACACCATAGGCAAAGAAAATTTTACAAGAGAAATACTTTATTATTGTAAATCTAAGGCAGAAACATCTTACATTGAGGCCCGCGAACAATTCGACCGCAAAGTATTAGAATCAGATGAATATTACAACGGACATATACAAGTCCGTGTCCATGGCTCCCACATAAAGAAAATTTAAGGCACTTTAAACGGTAATAGCAAGCGCAAGCTAACTTCGTGCGCCCGTAAACCTGGATCTCGGATCGCAGTCGCGGAAATCTCTCGCCGTTAAGAGTACTCAATCAGTATCCTTTACAGGACCTCGATCGCAAAACGCCTGCGGTTTGATTGTTTGAACAGAGTGAATATAGGCTAAATGAGTGGTTAAAACCACACGTTTACATATATGTTAGTGTATATATGTAAGCCGCCGTCATGTGTGAAAACACAAATAACGGAGCTCGAGGTACAGGATGACCGCCTCTGCAACGCTCTAACACTAGTGACTGTAAGAACTCAGATAATGTTCTTCTTTTTATTTTGCCCGTGAAAACGGGCAATTGTGACCGACGAATCTAGATAATATTAAAAACACTTCGTGTTAATCATATGTGAAACAAATGCTTCGAGTGATAACGAAGAAGCAAATGAGCGTTAGCTCATTACTATATATAAATAAAATGATTATAATCTTAGGAAATTCCTTTTATGCGTATTAATGAATTATTAGTGGAAGAACAAATAGACGAGTTAAGTCTAGCTCCTATAGGAAGAGGTATCGGTAAAGTTGCCTCTGGTGTAGGTAAAGTAGTAGGCGGAGTTAAAGGAGCTGTTCAAGGTGCTAAGAACGCATACGCTCAAGGAAAAAATCAAGCCTACCAAGGTACTTTGAATACAGTAAGTGGTGGCGCTCCACAAGCCGGGGGTGGACAGCCTGTTGCTACTCCGGCTCAAAATGGTACTACACAAACTACTGCTCCTCAAGCAGGCACTACTAATACACAACAAACTACGCAACCATCCGCAAATCCTCAACCGCAAGCAACAGGGACTACTAATACACAACAACCTACTCAACAAACAGCTCAAGCACCCACAGCTCCGCAAGGACAAACAAATACTGCGGAACCAAACGGTAGAGTAGAACCTAAGATGGACAACACTCCTCCCGCTCAAGGTGGTATGTCAACTCAAACTCCTACTGCTCCAGCAAACAATGAACCTCCGGAGATGAAAGGTCCTGAAATTGCTGCCGAGTTAGATAAAGTATGGAAAAAAGCCACAGCTAATCAAGGTAGTATGACAGGTAGTCCGCAAGTTCGTAATCAAATCACTGCTATGGCCAAAGGTGCTGGTATGACAGGGCAAACAATTCCAGAAAGCAAACAAGTAGGATATCGTAGCCGATTCTTAGGGCTAGATATTTAAAAGAACGGCAAGCCCGATTCTTTTGTTGTAGTTAAATTATCTTCTATTAGTTTATTGATCAATTGACGTTCGTCTATAGTCAATAGATGCGCTTCGTTATAACTAATGCCGCCTCGCATATACCAACAAATTCTTAACAGTTCGTCTTTTAAGGCCCTTGTTTCTTTATCGTAGTCCTTAAGGAACTTATCGATTTCAGAGGCTTCTAGATACAAAAGCCTTAGACGAAAAAAGTTGATAGATCAAATGTTAACGGAATTTCAATAGTTTCGCCTGTAATACCAGCAGTACGCATTTCGTCAGTAACAGTAACAGTGATTGGTTTAACACCGTTTTGTTCTTTAAGATTATCTAAATGTTTTTGTACAGCGTTGAAGATATCTTTGTCCATATTATTAACAAACTCTTTAATATGTAAACGATCATCTGTAGATCCCTGTGAAGTATCTACTTTATAGATACAATTTCCAACCATGTCTACTGTAACTGCTGTTAATTTAGAAAAACTTTCTCTAAAAACTTTAACTTTATCCTCGTCAGATACTTTATCGTCATTGGCAACTTGTAGAATTTTTTGAGTTTCAAATGTTTGTAAGGCAGATTCAGTTAACTGTTTATAATTCATAGGACGAACAAATACTGTAATATCTTGGTTAACTGGAACTACTGGATCCCAACTAATTCTAGACATTAAATCATCCATAACAGTTCTTAAGTCTACTTGATACTCCATTTCAACTTCTTCGCCAAACGATAGCGGAGTTTTCATTAGTTCACCGTAAGTTGCTAATCGAATAGCAATTAAAATAACATCAATATCTATATTAGGCATAGCCCAAGCATTTTTAATGTTAGGCATGCAATTTTGTACAACGTCAACAATAGCCTGTCCGTTCATAAGAGCGTCTGGAACTTTTAATAACAGCTCGTCTTTAGCAGTCATAGAATAAACTGGATATTCTCCATTTTCTGTTAACTCTATACTGCCATCTGGCCAATACTGTCCATTGCTAGGCAACCTAATATAGATTTTAGGTTGACGCATAAAGCTAGCAAGTGGGTTTGGCGAAAGGGGCTTTAATTCCATAGTTTTGATCTCCGATAAATAACTAATACATTGAATAGTGTTATTCGCATGTATTTATATACGCATAAAACCACCGGAAAACAATGGCAGAAGTAACAGGTACCTTTGGCAATGAACATGTAGAGCTTAACAATGCCGCTACAGAAGCCACGCTGAAATTAATTTTAACTGGACTAGCGGCCAGTAATAAAGCATTTGCGGATGCTGTTAACAAAGTTGCTGTTAAAGCAAACATTGATCCGAACACAGTCGCAGCCGCTAACGTAGCTATAAAAGATAGCACAGTTTATTGGGGTCTACATAAAAAAGCATTAACAAGTTTAATTGCTACAACTAGTAAATTTACATCGGGTACAGCAGAGGCTAGTGATGCTCTAGGAGTTGTAGCCCAAATGAAAGGACCATTGGGTCTTGTTGCTACAGGACTAGCCGCGTTGGCTTCTTTCCAAGAAAGCACAATGAAGGCTTACCAAGGTATGACAAATGCTGGTGTAAATTTTGGTGGTAGTTTAACTGATCTTAGAATGGCAGCCGCAAATAGTTATTTGAGCTTAGATCAGTTTGCTAATCTTATTAAAAATAACAGCGAAGCATTTGGAAAAATGGGTGGTAATGCCAATGACGGTGCTGTGGCATTTGCTAAATTGAGTAATGAATTAATATCTAGTCCTGTTGGAACAAACTTAATGGGATTGGGTTATACTGCTGAACAATTAAATGGATCGATGGCACAGTATATTTCTATGACAGGCGGGCGTACTGCGCAAGAAATGAAAGATACAAAAGCGTTAGCTGCCAGTGCTACAGAATATCTAACGCAACTTGATGCTTTAGCAGAAATTAGTGGTAAGAGTAGAGAACAACAAGAACAAGCCCTTAAAGAACAATCAGCCAATCAAGCATATCAAAGTTATTTGTTAACTCTTGACGAAGAAGGTAAAAAGAAAGCCAATGCCGCTATGGCAGAAGCTATGGCCAAAGGTGGCAAAGGAGCCGCAGACGCATTACAAAGTACAATGTTAGGTTTGCCTCCTATGACTAAGGCCGCTCAACAATTTACCGCATTAGCTCCTGATGCCGCAAAAGCAAACAAAGCTATGGCTAATGCTGTTACTGATTCAAGTAAGAGTGTTACAGATATTCGTAAACAAGGTGCTAACATGGGAGTAGCAGTTGCTAACGATGTTAAGCGTATGGGTGAAACTACAAAGAACGCTCTTATTATGCAAGGTGGTGAGCTAGCAGGAACAGTTGGCCAAATGGCAGGTACTGCTAACCAATTAAAACGTCAAGGCATAGAAAACGAAGCCGACGCACAAAAACAATTAGACGAAATTACAGAAAAACAAAAGAAACGCGAAGAAAGTCAAGCCCAGGCCGCTGCCGAAACTAACAAAGCAATGAAAGAAATAGGGCAAACTATTTTAAGAATATTAGGACCAGCTATTGATTTTGGTCTCAAAGTTCTTAATTCTTTATTCGGTGCTGTTAGTACAGGTTTAAAATATTTCGAAAAATTACCAGGAGTAATACAAGGAATTGTTCTTGCTGGATTAGCATATTTAGCTTATAGAAAAACTGTACAGGCCGCTCAGGCAACTGCAGGTATAGTAGGAAAAGTACTACCCGGAGGAGGTGGCGGGGGTGGCGCTAGGGGCGGCGGTGGAGGTGGTCCGTTATCTGCTCTAACCGGCGGTGGTGGAAAAGAAACAGGTGTAATTCTTGAAGGATTAGCTTATGGACTGAAAGCATTTGGGGTAGCCGCTCCTCAGATTCTAATCGGGGCCGCTGCCTTGGGTACAGCAATTACGTTAATTGGAGCAGGTATAGCAGGTGCTTCATGGATATTAGGTAAAGCATTACCATCGTTAGCAGAAGGATTTAAATCATTCAGTGATATTAACGGAGAAAATTTAATATCAGTTGGTAAAGGTGTAGGGGCATTAGGTTTAGGATTAGCCGCATTTGGCGCAGGTGGTGCTATGGCATCTGTTGGCGGAGCAATTAGTGGTATTGTTGACGGACTATCTGGACTATTTGGCGGTAAAACTCCAATTGAAAAAATTAAAGAATATGCCGCACTTGGCCCAAGTTTAGAAAAAGCTGGTATGGGCATAATGAACTTTAACAAAGGTTTGGCAAGTTTATTAACTGTTGATTTGGATAAAGTTGACAAGATAAGTCAAAGTATGGCTAAATTAAAAAATGCCGCTCCGGAAAGAAGCATTTTAAGTAAAGCTGGGGATTTATTAGGGGCCGCGGCAGCCGCAATTACTCCTGCTACAGCAACTCCTGAACAAGCACCCGGAGCAGGCAAAGCAACTTCCACAGATGCGTTGGCTGCACAGATGCAAACGTTAAATAAGAACATAGCAGAAATGTTAAAATACGCAAAAGAAACTGCCGATCATACTAAACGTAATGTCGACGCTACTAAAGGATTAAATGGGAATTTGTTCCCAACAGTATAATATATGAGCTGGAAAAAGTACTTCACACCTGTTAATGCTAGCGGTAATTTGAGTCCCATCAGTGGTGGCGGTTCAAGTGCCAGCCCTGCCCGTTCAAAC